CTGGTGTCTTTAAGAAAGTATCTACAAGATATGAAATGCCTGACGGTACAAAAGTGTTTGGTAAGTCTATCAATGATGACCCCGAAAAGTATTTTACAAAGGAAGTATTAGAAAAGATTGATGACTACACAAAAAGAAAATTCTCCTACGGACAAGACGAAGAATAGAAGATATGTCTTTGCCCAAAGAGAAGGCGAAGAACATTCTTGTATTAAAATTGTAGAAGGTAAATACAAAGATGTAATTTATCACTATGGTAGAGTTGCGTTTGCACCTGAGTCTGAAATGTTACCAGACGGTAAGTTGCCTATGAAATTTGATTATACTATAGAAAAAAATCCCAATGACTTGGATTTGCTTGACAATTCTGAGTTTATAGATTATATTGGTGATATATTATTAGAACTATTAGAGGAAAAATTAAGTAATGGTACTGCCATCACAAACTAGAATTGAATTAACTATATTAAGTAATTTCTTCCACAATGAAGAATATACTAGAAGAGTTTTACCTTTTGTTAAAGATGAATATTTTAACAATAGAGTTGAACAATTAGTATTCAATGAAGTATTTAAGTTTGTTGACAAGTATAATAATCTACCTACAAAAGAATCAATCATCATTGAACTTAGCCAAAGAAAAGATATTAATGAAGAAGAGAGCCAAAAAATTAAAGAATATATTGGCAGTATTGAAAAGGTAGATACTGATATACAATGGTTGTTAGATACAACTGAAAAGTTTTGTAAAGAGCGTGCTGTTCACAATGCAGTATTAAGTGGTATTAAAATCTTAGATAAGAAAGATAAGACTAGAACACCTGAGGCAATACCTCATATCTTATCTGAAGCATTGGCTGTTTCATTTGACAAGTCAGTTGGCCACGATTATATTGAAGATGCTGAAGACCGATTTAAATGGTATCATACTAAAGAAAAAAGATACCAGTTTGACCTTGATTACATGAATAGAATAACCAAGGGTGGTGTTCCAAGTAAAACTTTGAACATTGCCTTGGCAGGCACAGGCGTTGGTAAATCCCTATTCATGTGTCATGTGGCGGCAAGTTATTTGTTGCAAGGTTTAAATGTATTGTATATCACTTTAGAAATGGCTGAAGAAAGAATTGCTGAAAGAATAGATGCAAACTTACTTGATGTTTCTATGGAAGATTTACACGATATGCCTCAACAATTATACAATGGTAAAATATCCAAGTTAAGAGAAAAGACACAAGGTCAATTAATTATCAAAGAATATCCAACAGCGTCTGCTCACGCAGGCCATTTCAAGTCATTGATTAATGAACTTGCATTGAAAAAAAGTTTTAAACCAGATGTTATCTTCATAGACTATCTTAATATTTGTGCTAGTAGCAGATTTAAAGGTGGTAATATTAGCTCCTACTTTTACATCAAGGCCATTGCTGAAGAGTTGCGTGGCCTTGCTGTAGAACATAATGTACCTATCTTTAGTGCAACACAAACAACTAGAACTGGTTTTGTTAGTACAGATATTGGACTAGAAGATACCTCAGAAAGTTTTGGTCTACCAGCAACAGCTGACTTTATGTTTGCTTTGATTTCAAATGAAGAACTAGAAGCATTAGGTCAGATGAAAGTTAAACAGTTAAAGAATAGATATAATGACCCTAGCGTTAATCGTGCTTTCATTGTAGGTGTTGATAGAGCTAAAATGAAACTGTATGATGTACAACAATCAAGTCAAAACATTGTTGACGCAAACCAAGTGGATGCAAAAGAGGACGCTTACAATAAGTTTAGTGATTTTAAAATATGAAAAACTATTTGATAAATTTAAAACCTATTCCTATATTTAAAGCAGAAAACTTTTATCAATGTAGTGATGAAGAAATAGAATGTTTAAAATCATTTGAACATTTTGAAAATACTGGCCATAATAACTATATTACAAATGATAATATATTCACACACACAGGCTTACATAAATTAAAAGACGCTATAACAGATAAATTTCATTACTTTACAAAAGAAGTAATTGGTATTAATAATGAGTTTAAGCTCGAAAGAAACTGGTCAACTTATAATAAAAAAGGTCAACATCACGGTGAACACACTCATCCAAATATAGTTTTCGCTGCCGTATTTTATGCAAGATGTAAGACTGGAACCATAAATTTAAAAACAGATAACAATAGAACTTCTATTACAGATGCATTTAATTTTAGTTATGAAAAAAATAAAGATACAGTTTACAATAGTGATTTGTGGAGAATACCTGTAAGCTCTGGTGACTTAGTTATTTTTCCAGGTCACATTGTTCATTATGGAGACCCTCATCCGGATGATAGTGAAAGAATAATGATTGGTACAAATTGGTTTCCTAGAGGTAAATTTTATACTAATACAGGAGGTATTGAATGGCTAGAACTTTAGATTTTGTAAAAGTATATAAAAATGTAGTATCAGATGAAATATGTGATATGACCGTTAGAGAGATGAACACAATAGATTTTAAAGAACACACTTTTTATAATGCAAATACAAATGAGTATAAACCTAGAAGTGGCTCACAAGAATTATCTACAAGTTATGGTGATGTATCAAATAAAAAAACTTTAAATACTGCCGTTGATGATACGGCTTTTAAATATATAAAAGAATTTAATATGCCTTGGTTTAATCAATTTCAAGGTTATACACATGTGAGATTTAACAAGTATGCTGAAAATAAAAAGATGGCATTACATTGCGACCATATTCATTCAATGTTTGATGGTGAAAGAAAAGGAATTCCTATACTCAGCGTATTAGGATTATTAAATGATGACTATGAGGGTGGTGAATTTTATATGATTGAAGATAAGATTCACCTTTCAAAAGGAGACATTATAGTATTTCCTAGTAACTTTATGTTCCCTCATAGAGTTGAACCAATAACAAAAGGAACTAGATATTCATATATCAGTTGGATATGGTAAAAAAGAAACAAAAAGTAAGATTTCATAAAGGCGATAGAAGACCTGCGAAAGGAATATCTCAATTGAATTATACTACTGAAATGGAAAAGAAAGGCAATAAGATTATGTGGTGTGTAAGAGAACACCCTACAGAAAATATTATAGCAAAGTTTTTCTTTGAAGAAGATGCACGAAGATTGGCTGAGTTTCAATCTAAGTATAGAGTTTGGCAAGAGAATGAAGGTATACCAAAATTTTTATGGAACTATAGATATGACAAATGTTGAAGAATTTGAAAAACAATTTGCAGAATATTTTAATGTAACACACGCTTTTGTAGTAAACAGTCCTTTTATGGCAAATATGTTGATGTTCTCTATGTTAGAACACAAGTATTTAATTAATGGTTTTGACAAAAAATATTTTAAGGGTGATATTATTGTACCTGCTATTTGTCCACCACATACATTCTTACCATTAAAACATTTAGGTTTTAAACTTAATATTGTTGATATTGATGAGAACACCTTAAATATGGATGCACATAAAATCTATGATGCATTGACACCACATACAAGAGCAATATTAGTTTACAATAACTTAGGCAATTCAGCTGACTATTATAGAATAAGACAAGTAGCTAGAGAACAAGACTTAATGTTAATTGAAGATGTAACAACAAGTTTCGGTTCTATTGCAGATTCAGATGAATACTGTGGTACTATTGGTCAATTAGGTACATTTAATTACCAAGGCAAAGGTGTTATTGTTTGTAGGACACAAGATGATGCTAACTGGTTAAGAACTTTAAGAAACGGTGGCTTGATGCAAGACCACGAAACACATAAGTGGTTTAAAGATGGTCATAATCAAAAACAATTTTTAAAGACAGATGAATTTAAAGATACATATGTTACAGTGTCACCTGGTTTTGATGTAAAGGTAGATAGTATTTCAGGAGAACATCTATCAAACTGGCCTAGGATTAAAGAAAGTAGAACCAATAATGGTGATTATTGGAAAACAAGAATGAGAAATCTACCTTGTTTTAATACACAAAAAGAAATAGGTGTATCAAGTTGGGAAGGTTTGACTTTAGTATGTCAAGGTATTCTATACGGCAAAAGAGATTTAGTTGTTGATGCATTAAAGAAAATAAAAGATATTGAAGTTAAACCTATCTTTACACATATATTAAAAAATCCAATATCAGAACAATTGAATACAGTATCCGGCGATTTAAAGGTATCAGATAATATCTTTGAAAATGGTTTGCACATTGTAAATAAAGACATTGAATTTGAAGATAAGATTGATGAAATCTATGATGCTTTAAAAGAACTTGAAATGAGTATCGAAAAAAACTAGTTGCCAACTCTACCTAAATAGTGTAAGGAGAGAATAATGGCAGCATTAACCTTTGCAGATTTAGAAAAAAATTTACCTAAGACATCAACTCCTAGGTGGACCGTTCTTGTATATAAAATAAAAGAAAAAGAAAATTTTACTATTGATAAGTCAAATAAAGAAGTAAAGTTAAACTATCTGAACAATGACATCAAAGGTCTATTTCTAAAAGGCAATTTAAAAGAAATACAAACAACTTATAAAGGCAAAGTCCTATTTAAAGGTAGTAACGGTGTTGAATATAAGTTATCAGATATATTTAAATCTCCAGATTTTGGTGGTGGTTCCGGTTCAGGTGGCGGTTCAGACGATACTGAAAGAAATGAATCAGCACAATGTTTATATGCAGCTTTAGTATTTTATGTATATAAAAAAGAAATACCAATTAATAAAAAAATATCCAAAAATGATTTTATAAAAGCATTTGAGTATTGCGATACTTCAGCAAAATTTGAAGACTTAATAGACTTACCAAAAGATTGGCATGAGTCATCTATCTATGGTGCAAACGCATTGTATAAAAAATTTAAAAATAAAAGATTTGAATTTCATAGAGGTTCATCTATAGTATCAGGTGATGTTAGTATTGAAAATACATTTAAAACAGTTAATAGAATAGAAAAAGCATTTGGTAATTTAAACAAATGGTCGCCGGCTGATATGTATTGTTTTACTAAAAAGGGTATAGATTTAGTTAGAACAGAAATTAGTAAAGCAACAACATTACAAAAATTAAATTCAATGATGATAAAATATTATAAATCGGGTGATATTGTAGGTGTATCATTGAAGAAAATGGCAGGTACAGCAAAAGTTTCTGAAAACAATATCGGCACAGATAAAATTAATGTACAATATACCGGTGTTACGGTTGTGGCTGCAAATAAACCCGATATGTTTGAAAGTATAGATGTTTATATAAATCATTCAAAAGGTAAAATACAATTTAGAAATTTTGGTGGTGAATCATCATTAACAGGTTGGCAAGGTGAAGGTAAAGGTGTAACAGCAAACCAAGGTAAAATATCATTAGGACCTATTAATTTTATTCTTTCACAACACGGTGTGAACAAATTACCAGAAAGTTTGGTATCAGCAAGATTGGCCAAAACTCCTAATCCTGCATACTTTAAAGAATTCTATGATGCATCTAAAAAGATAAATGTAAAAGGTTTACCAAAAACACAAAAGATATTTGAAGCAAGGTGGAAGACAAAAGATAATAACTGGAGGTATTCAAAATACCTTGGTATATTGTTAATTGAAAGAGTATCTAAACTCACAAAGAAGAAAAAAGATGAACTTATAACAGATTTATTCTTATATTCCGCCTCAAAGGCCTCATTTGCAGGTCCTTATATGAAACTAGAGTAAAAAACTTATAAATATAAGCATATTTGTTGATGGATTGATTGAAAAAAGTGCTTGCCAAAGCGCTTATTTTATAGTATAATGGACAAAAATGAGAGAGAAAAATGTTTAGTTTTAAAGGATTCCAGACTCAG